TTGGTAATGGTCGTAAACCTTTTTACATGTTAAATCTTCTTTCTAAACAAGGAGTTCCTCAAGGAAGTGATGGTAGTAGTGCTGGATTTCTTTTCTTTGAAACTGCTAATGGTTATCATTTTAAATCCATCGAAGGGTTATTCAAACAGGATAAAAAGAAATCATATATTTTTAACAATACCACTGACACACAAGTAACTCCTGCAGGTTATGATGGAAAAATATTAGAACACCAATCAGATAATTCAATCAATGTTCAGTCAAAAATGAACATGGGTGCTTACAAAACTAAAATAGTTCTCTTCGATTCCTATAATTGTAAGTATGAAGTAATAGAACAAACTGCTGAAGAGGTTAAGGAGGATGTTGAATTAGCAGGAAAAGATTTGCCTAAATTTAATTCCAAATTTGATAGTGATCAAAAAGATTATACCAGAACTACATTATATTTGGTTGATAGTGGAACACTTCCTGATGGTGATACTCAAGCACAGATAGACGGAAGCACATTACCTAATTTTGAAGCAGTAAGAACATTGAATCAATCTATTCGTAGATACAATCAACTTTTTTCTGGTATGATGGAAGTGACTATTGCTGGAGACTTTAGTTTGCATGCTGGAGATGTAATATTTGTTGACATATTTTCCGTTCAAGCAGAGAAAGATGATACATTGAATAGGGAAAGTGGTGGTCTATATATTATAGCCGATTTATGCCACTTTGTTGATGCTGGTGGAACTTATACTAAACTAAATTTAGCAAGAGATTCATTTGGCAGAAAAGGTAATCATAGTACAACAACATAGGTAACTTATGAAAAGCATAGAAGATCACATTGATAAAGAAATCCTTGCAGATCCAAAAACTTCCGAACCCATGCGTCATCATATTGAGGATGAGTTACATGATTTAGAAGAGTATGTTGAACATCATAAAGATGAGATCAAAGCAGGAGATCATCATGATCCAAATGTTTTAGAAGTATTTTGCGATATACATCCCGATGAACCAGAGTGTCTGGTGTATGACGACTAAAAAATATGGAATCGTCATCGTTATTTAATCCTGGTTTCTTAGGAGGCAGTTTCTATTGGTTTATAGGCCAAGTTGCTGACGATTCAACGTGGAGAGAAAATCAAAGCCCAACCAAGTTTGAAAAGGTTGAGGATATGCCAGCATGGGGATATCGATATAAGGTTAGAATTATTGGTCATCATGATCAAGAGGAGTCAGATGTAAAAGCAGAAGAACTTCCTTGGGCTCAAGTGATGTATCCTGTGACTGCTGGAACTGGTCATGGTGGATCATATCAATCACCTGCAATCAAACAAGGAAGTTTTGTTTTTGGATTCTTTCTTGATGGAAAGGATCAACAGACTCCAATAATCATGGGATGTCTTGGTAATAATGCTAAGACTAAACTTGAGAGAAAAATGGGAACCGAGGGTAGTGGAGGAAAGAACTTCACTCCAGTAAGTTTCTTTGCTCAAATGTTAGATCCAGAACCCAACGAACAAAAGAAACTTAAAGATGCAGATCTTGCACCAAAACAAGCAGGGAATGAAGCATACGCTTCACCATCAAAAGAAAATGTAACGAAAGAAGCATCAGACGCAAATAACTTAGATACAACTGCTGATAGAAAATATAATACTGTTTTGAGTGAAGAACACGCATTGGCATGCCCTAATCCAGATACTCAGTCTGATACAAAAAATATTCAAACTGTCATATCACAACTGACAATTCAAATAGAAGCATTTCAAAACTCTCTGACAGAAGCTGATCTTGCTTCTAGTTTACCAATAGTGCAGAACAATAAAGACATAGATGAAGCTATAGAGAAAGCGTCTGAAGAGATGGCGAAATATATGAAAGGCACGATGAATAAACTTCAACAATTTGTTACTAAGGAGTTTAATGAAAAACTCTCACCATTAGAAAATTTAGCACCACCTTCTCATTCATTAGAGTTGTTGAATAAAAAAGTAGAGGGATTGGAAAAAATCGCATGCATGTTTAATGGTATGGCAGGTCTTGCACTTGCAGGATTGATTGCTGCTGCGTTGAAAAAGGCTTTTAATAGAAAGAAAAAGAAAGCAGAGGAAGCAGCTTCTAATGCAGCAACATCTGAAGCGGGAGTTGTTGGTGTAAGCACATCATTAGTAATACCAAGTGTTCCTGTATTAGATACACCTGGTTCTGGTGATGTTCCACCCCCAACTCCTGATGGATTTTATAGACCCACACCACTTTGTGAAACTGAAGAAATTATTGGTGAAATATTAGGTGGAAATATTAATACGATTATGTCAGGATTTGATAGTGCGATTGGGCCTGTGATCGATGAAATATCAAACTCTTTAGGAGGAACATCTACTGAGTCTGGATCAGAAAACAAGGGAGTGATTGATAATGCAATAAACGAAAATAATGTTTTAGCATCTCTATCCTCTGGTGATTTAGTTTTAAGTATAACTCAAACTGTAGCATCTGAAGCCAAAATAGATCCTAATACTGTTGGAGGTGCGAATCGTTATTGGTCAGATGGCACTTGGGGTAGTGGATTACTTTCATTGATTGATTCTGCTGGTCAAAACACACCAGATAATCAACAATTGATCGCGGATGCTCTATTATTAATTGATGATAAATCAAATCCAGATGGTATAGCAGCAGGATTAATGCTGGCCTCAAATTTATTGGGTGTTGATGAGAATCTTTTAAGTGGGATTGGTCTTGCTTTTGGAGCGATTGAAACTGGTAACATCCCTAATTTAGTTACAGCTGCTGGTAGTTTGGCAGCGACTAATCCAAGAATTTTAAATGCCATTGCTGGTAAGGGTGCTGCTCTTGGTGGATCAATACCTAGCGGTTTAGGGTTAGGTGCATTAGGTGGTATGAATTTTGATATTGCATCAGCTTTAAACTTTGTTAATTCAATTACTAAGATATTTGATTGTGATCCTGATCCTGAGTGTTCTCCAAATGATACCTTTACAATGCAAAATGGTGGTGGATCATCTGGTAATCCTAGCACTTCATCTATCGCAGAGTCTGCAAAAAATTCTTCAAATTCTGTTAAAGAGAGAAAATCTTATGGAACTAGTGTTGAAAAGTTGAGTTCTAGTAAAGAAGGTGTTAAAATAAAGAAAGTATTTGCTAAACCACGATTTAGAACTACAGATTTAACTAATTTAGTTGGGTATGTAAATGGGAAACCATATTATGGTGACTTCCATATTCATAGAAGAGAAGATGGATCAGTGGTTAAAATGGTTGGTATAGCACACACAACAACACCTCATTCCATAATATTTGATACAGTCAAAGAGAGTTTAGAATAATGCCAGTAACACAAACGTCATTCGATAATATTAAAGTAGGATATATCAGTGAAACTGCTGGATATGTTAAGGGTATCTCACTTGCTGATGCAAACGAGTATGCAAAATTAAATCCTGACACAGAATTTATTTTTATAGATGGTGATGAAAAAGTTAGATTTTTGACAATTAATGAAGTCAACGGATTAACTCCCAAAAATCTACTTAGATCCGATCCCTGCTTAACTGGAGATCAACCTTGTGGCCCACCAAAACTTAAATTTTTTGGAGGTGGTGGAATCGGTGCAGAGGCAAATCCAGTTGTTGACGGTAGTGGTAATTTGATTGCTGTTGATTTAGTTAATGGTGGTTTTGGATATAAAACACCACCACAAGTTCAAGTAATTGATCCATGTGATAATGGTAGTGGTGCTGTTCTTCAAACAATTTTAGGAACTGGTGATTTAACTGGTGTTGTTGTTCGAGTAATTATTAAAGATAGTGGTCAAGGATATCTTCCACCACCACAAACAGTTCCTCAATATCCTGCTATTTTAGAACTAACAGGTGTAACTGTTACAAATCCTGGCTTCAATCATAATTGTGGTGTTGATACGATAGAGATCATACCAAGTAATGGTAGTGTTCTCTCATATAATTGTGATCCTTTTGGAAAGATAAAATCTGTATCAGTAGATAAAGGAGGTAGATTTACAGAGTTACCACAAATTAGGATGAATACAGAAACTGGAGTTAATGCTGCTTTTGTTCCTAACTTCGACATCATTCGTGATCCACAACCAGTTGAACCTGTTATTACAGATGTTGTTCAAGTATATGATCTTGTTGGGTTAAATATAAATGGTTATGTTGATGGTAAACCTTACTATGGAAATGTATACTATGTGAATGGTATTAGATATGCGGGAACAACTGCTAGATCTGGAACTAATATTGTGGTTTATGATACTCAACTAGCGAGTGTTCAAAAGAGACCTATTGAGGGTCAGATTACTGCTCAAATTACTGCAAGTCAGCGAGAGGAGACTGAAACTCAGGAGGATACCATAGAAGCTATAAGTTCTCCATCAAGAGGAACTTACTCTACCACACCAACAAGTGCTCCATCGACAACACCAACGACAAGCACTCCAAGCACACCAACAACACCTGCAACTGGTGGTGGATATTCAACTCCATCAACACCAGCACCATCAACACCATCAACACCAGCACCATCAACACCTAGCACACCTAGCGGTGGTGGTGGATACGGAGGATACTAATGTCTGAGAAAAAGAATTTTTGGAACCAATGTTGGAGTGCCATGAATGGTGCGATTACCTTTGGTAAAATAAGCCCTAAAGGTGATGTCACTTCAAGTGTTCACATTCAAGCACTAGATGGAAGACATTTCATGGCATTTGATGAAGATGGGCCAAGAACTGGTTATACTTTGTTAAATTCACCAGGTTCAACTTTTATTGAGAGTGGTGAGGATCTAACTCAGGAGCAAATAGGAATCATGATTCTTTCAAAGAATGGTGATATACATCTTAAAGCAACTAAGGGTAAGATTAAATTAGAAGCTCTTGATATTGAACTTATTGCAAATGGTAACTCTCCACAAGGTGTAATTTGGGCAAACGCAAATGAGACCTTGAAACTTGACTCAAAAAATGTTACAATAGATGGAAAGCAATCTTTAAAGGTTATGACATCAGGTTTGTTAGCATTAAGAGGAAGTCTTGGTTTACAAATGTTATCACCTTTAATTGAGGGAGTCTCTCGTGCATTGACGAAAGATAAACTACCAGAACCAGCAGAAACAGATTCAAGGAGTATCTAATATGGCATTCGCATTCGACGAAATATTTGCATACGGTGGGCAACTTATTGTTGCTGCTAAAAAAAGAGTTCCTCAAGCATTAGGAATAGGAAGGGAGAAGATAGATCACTCTGCATACATTGAGGGTAATACTCAGATAGGAAAAGTAGATGCTTTTTCCTCTGCCGATGCCACTTTAATGGTGGGAAGGGAAAACACAAAAGGAACATCTAGAGCACTTTACACAAAAGGTAATGTAAGAGTTGAAGGTGATGGTGATACTGTTGATGCTTTGACTGTCAGTGGAGGTGGTGTTCATGCTGCTACATTTTATGGTTCTGGTTCAAACACAGTTTATATTCATGGTGATTTACATGTAACAGGTTCGACGGATACTGGTAACAAAGGAAGACTTGCTTCTGCTCTTGCCACTGCTCGTGCCTTACCCCCTAAATCCTTTGATATTGAACACCCAACAAAGGGTAAAGGATGGAGACTTCGTTATGTTTGTTTGGAAGGCCCTGAAGCTGGAGTTTACGTTAGAGGTAGAATTAAGAATGAAAAAGTAATAAAATTACCAGATTATTGGAGGGAATTAGTTCACACTGATAGTATTTCTGTTCAGTTACAACCCATTGGTGCACATCAAGACATCATTGTAAAGAGATGGGATGAAGAATACATTTATTTACAAGCACAAGGTGGATTACCTATTAATTGTTTTTACCATGTGTATGGAGAAAGAAACGATGTAAACCCAGTATTAGTTGAATATCAGGGTAATAGTAGATATGATTATCCAGATCCTAACTGGAATGAAGAATCTGGTATGGAATTTGAAGATCGTAATTTCCGTGATCCAAATTATCTTTATCCAAGAAACACTTATACAACTTGACAAACCGTATTGATTGTGTTACGATCATCATATATAAGACAATCACTAATGAATGATGAATACTTGACACGTTGTGTCGTTGATCCACTCAAACGTAAACTGTATCTGTATTCTAGTGAGGGTGATGAAAAAACCGTAGACTGTGAAACCGTGGATCAGTTCATGAATATGTTACGGTTTGTGCGTGATACAGCAAGTGATGAGGTGGTATCTTACGTCAATCCTCTTTGACGGCCACGAAAACCAACTTTAGCTTCAAAAAAGGCGGGAAAAAAATCCCGCCAATTTTTTTGCCCTATTAGTTTTTTTATAAATACCTAGAGCAAAGTAAAAGCATAAAAAATAAAATGGGTCTTTCCAGATTAGAGAACTTTTTAAAGAATGTTAGAGGGAACATTTTATATGTTAGCCCTAACGATTTGGATGCGACTGATAGTATTGAGAACAAGGGTAACTCTCTAACTCGCCCATTCAAAACTATTCAAAGAGCATTAGTAGAAGCAGCAAGATTTTCATATCAGTCAGGTTTAAATAACGATAGATTCGCACAAACAACGATATTACTATATCCTGGCGATCATGTTATTGATAATAGGCCTGGTTATATTCCCAATGGGTCAGGTAGTTTTTTAAACAGATTTGGAACAGCAACATCTGATTTTTCTGCATGGGATACAACGACAAACTATGATTTAACAAATTCAAACAATGCACTCTATAAGCTTAATAGTATACATGGTGGTGTAATTGTACCTCGTGGAACTTCATTAGTAGGTTTAGATTTAAGAAAGACAAAAATAAGACCAAAATATGTTCCAAATCCATTAAATGATACTGTAGAGAGTTCTGCCATATTTCGTGTAACTGGTGCTAGTTACTTTTGGCAATTTTCTATATTTGATGCAGATCCCAATGGTGTTGTATATCTTGATTATACTGAAAATGCCTATACTCCTAATTTTTCACATCATAAATTAACTGCATTTGAATACGCTGATGGTGTTAATAAGGTAAGAATCAACGATACATATCAAACTTATGGTTCAAATACTAGAACTGACCTTGATATGTATTATGAAAAGGTTGGTTTGGTGTATGGAACTACATCAGGTCGTTCAATTGAACCAGATTATCCATCTACAGGTTTGGATATTCAACCAAAAATTGATGAATTTCGTATCACAGGGCCTAAATCTGGATCAGTTGGTATTAGTAGTATCAAAGCAGGTGACGGAGAAACATCATCAAATCTTATCACAGTTACAACAAGTTCTGCCCTTACAGGTGTTGATGTAGATACTGCGGTTGTAATTTCTGGAATTACTGCTGCTGGTTATGATGGTCAACATGTGGTAACTGATGTAGTAAGCACTACAGAATTTAAGTATAACGTTCAAAATGCTCCCTCTGACTCACTTCCTTCAGTATCTGGGTCTACAGCATCATTAACAATTGATACAGTAACCTCTGCATCTCCTTACATCTTCAACATATCACTTCGCTCTGTATTTGGAATGAGTGGTTTACTTGCAGATGGTAGTAAGGCATCAGGATTTGCTTCTATGATGGTTGCTCAATTCACTGGAATTGGTCTGCAGAAGGATAATAATGCATTCATAAAGTATAATTCCACTACAGGTGCATATGATGATGGCACTGTGACTGGAAATGAGAGTTTAAACACAGACTCAAGAGCAGTATATAAACCATCATACTCAGGTTCACATATTAAAGCGATAAATGGTGCAACAATTCAAGCTGCATCTGTATTTGCGATTGGTTATGCAGAGCATTTCTTAGCAGAAACTGGTAGTGAAATGTCAATTACTAACTCCAACTCAAACTTTGGAGCAAAGGCATTAGTTGCAGAGGGATTCAAGAAAAATGCATTTTCACAAGATGATGTGGGTTATATTACACATATTATACCACCAAAAGAATTTCCTACAACAGAAAAAACAGTTGAGTTTGAATCTTTAGATATTGCTACAACAGTTGGGGTCACAACAACTCCTGCACGTTTATATTTAAAAGATCAAACCAATTCTTCTGTAAAACCAGAGAATGTTTTAGATGGATATAGAATCGGTGCTGGAACATCTGATAGAATTAATGTTTTGATTCCAATATCAGCAGGTGTTACATCAGAGTTTAGTTCTAGAATTGTGATGCAGGGTAATCAAACTACAGACAGCATCGTAAAAATTCCTGCAAGTGGTGAAAAATCATTTAGAGTTAATAGAAGTGCTGCTGGTATCAACAGTATTACAAGTAATCAAATTCAATTAAAAGAAGCACATACTTTTGAGAATGGTGAGACAATCCGAATTATAAGTGAAGATGGTGCATTACCTGATGGATTAGAATCAAATCAGGTATATTTTGCAATTACAAGTGGAATATCAACAAATATTGGATTAAAAGTTGCTAAAACATTATCTGATGCAGAAAGTGCTTCTGCTTTAACACTTAATAATGCTGGTGGGCCATTAAGAGTTGTAAGTAGAGTATCTGACAAAAATGCGGGTGATGTTGGCCATCCAATACAATACGATGATGTCGTTAAGAATCAATGGTATATTACAGTTGGTATTGATACCGCAGGTGCTGGTATAAAAAATAAAGATACTATTTACTCATATTTCCGTGATCAAGGAACTGCAAATTTAGGAAATGCATCTCCTAGAGCTTATATAAGGAGAAAATCTGACGAAAGACAAGCATCTGATACAATTTATCGTTTAAGATATGTAATTCCTGCATCTACTGGAGTTGCAGTTGCAAGACCTCCAGCGATTGGTTATATTCTTCAAGAATCAAATACTTCTATTGGATCTACAACCACTGAAGTTCAAACATATTTTGGAAGCGAAAATCTTACAAACGTTAATCAACAAAGAAACTTTAATTTGATTGCTGGTGCTGGCCACAATTCATCAACGGATGTTGCTAGTATTATAACAGAATTACCTCATAATTTATCTGTTGGATCTTTAGTTGAAATTGTAAATGCAAAGAGTGCTAATAACACTGCAGGTGTAGGTAATTCAGGTTTTAACGGAACTTTCCGAGTTACTGGTATTAGTAGTGCTAGTGAATTCACTGTTGGATTATCAACAGCACCTGGTGCATTTACCACTACTGATATTCTCACTAGATCTACAAATCTACCTCATTTTAAGAGAAAAAATTACAAAAACACATATTATATACAAGACACAGAGGAAGTTCAAGAGTATATTAGTGGAACGCAAGATGGTATTTACTATTTGACGGTATTAAATTCATCTGTATCTCCTACAGTATCTCCATTCACTGGTGAGAAGTTTACACAACCGATCAAATATCTTTACCCTCAGATTAATCGCGATAATCCTGTTGTTGATCCAAAACCAGCAAAGTCACATGCACTTTCAAGAACTATCGGTGAAACAACCATTAATGACGTTAGAGATAGTCTTACAAAGGAAACATTAAACAAATTCATTGTTGATCAAGGTGTTGGTATTGCAGTCACAGATATCACAACCGTTGGTGGTATTTCAACAGTCGGCTACGGTTTTAGCACTCTAACAAATAATTTCCCAGTATCTAAACAACATACTATTTTCACTAATACTGACCATGGATTTAATGGTATTTCTTCTGTTAGTATCGCAAGTAGTGGTGGAGGATATGGAACTGGTGGTGCTAGTGACGAAGTATACTTTAACGCAAAATTAGTAAGTTCTGCAGATCTTACGTTCCCTACTGTTAATAGTGATGGTAATGCAAACGCAGTTGGTGTAGGATCTACCACAGGTGTTAATGCGACTGTAAAAGTTACTGTTGATAAGAATCAAGGTGGTATCACTGCGATTTCTATCATGAATCCAGGTAGTGCCTTTGGTATTGGTAACACAATGTATATCACTGGTATCACCACTCACACAAGTAGTGTTGGAACTGGCCATAGTGCTGCCAAGATTAGAGTTGATACGATCAATAGTAATATAGGAGATGTAATTAGACTTGCTGGAGTAACATCTGAAACTTATGATCAGTATAATGATAGTCTATATCGTATTGAGAATATTGCTGTTGGTGCTGCTAAGAGTTTTAGTGTCATAGGAAATACTCCTATAACTGGTGTTACAACTGCTGGTATTGGAACAGTAGTATGCGAAAATGCTGTGCTTTCTTTAACTGGAAAGGCAATTGGAGTAAGCACATACACATATGACACAGCATCAGGAATCGCAACAGTTGGAACATCCACATATCACGGATTATCAGTCAATAATAAAGTCACTGTTGCAATATCAACAGTCGGTGTTAGAACTGATGGTGATACTGGATCTACGTTAGAAGTAACTGCAGCTCCATTCTTAGGATCTTTCACTGTAATCAAAGATAAATCAGATGATCAGTTTGAGGTAAATCTAGGTATCGCTGTTACAACCACAGTCAACTTATCTGTGGGATCGTCAATATTTGTGATGCCCGAAGGTATTACATCTAATGATGGAACACCTACTGTAGATGATGAGAGTTTAAGTGGTAGAATGGTTGCCATCTATGATGGATTCCAGACAAACTTGAACGCTGCAATGACTAAGACAACCACTAACATGGATGCAGCTGCATTTAATCCTGTTGCAGATGACTTCAATGCTGGTGATTACTTCATGATTGATGATGAGATTGTTAGAATTAAGAATCAACCATCTGATCCATTAGTTGTTTTCCGTGCAGTTCTTGGAACTAAAGCAGCAGCACATCCTATTAGATCTGTTGCTCGTAGAATTAAACCAATACCTGTTGAATTAAGAAGACAATCTATTAACAGGGCAACAGGTCATACATTCGAGTATCTTGGTTTCGGGCCTGGAAACTACTCAACAGCACTTCCAGAGAGACAAGATCGTAACTTATCAGAGGCAGAGGAGTTAATAGGTCAGTCTCTTAGAAAAGATGGTGGTGTAAACTACTTCTCTGGAACAAATGACAGAGGTATATTATTTGCTGGTAACAAGAAACTAAATCCGATTACAGGTAAAGATGAGATATTTAACACTCCAATACGAACAGTTACGGGTGAAGATATTTCTACTAAGAAAGGTATTGATATAGTTAATGCAACTGAAGGTGACTTCTCATCATCTATTAATGTTGATGGTGGAGATAACAACAAAGCAATCTCAGAATTTAAAGGCCCTGTAGTCTTCAGTAATAAGGTAACTTCATCATCTACTAAGGGTATTGAAGCATCATCTCTATTCTTACAGGGAAGTGCAACAGTTTCTAGAAAATATACTGTTGGAATCGCAACTCCAACATCTGCAGGAACTGCTGGTGATATAGAATTTACTAATAATCCTCAAAGTGGTAAGTATCTTGGTTGGGTTTACTCAACTGATAATGCATGGAAGAGATTTGGTAGTATAAGCACCGCTACAAACTTTGATAATCATACATTTGATGCTGTTGCATCACCTCTCTTTAATCCAACATCTGCTGGTATTTCAACTGCTGTATTCTCTGGCACTTTATCTGTTGGTGGTGAAAATCATGCTGCTGGTGTGGGTGCATCGATTGGTGTTGGAACATTCAAACCTAGAGGTGCAGTTGACTTTGGTAGTGCGGGAACTACAAAGAGTAGATTCGCAGTCATGCCTAGAGTCACAACAACTGAGAGAGGTAACTTAGTTGGTATTGAAACAGGTGCAATCATCTATAATTTAACCACTTCTAAGTTCCAAGGATATGCTTCTGGTGCATGGGTTGATCTTCACTAAATAGAATTGATAAATAATAAGAAAACGTTAGGGGGAGAGTGAACCCGAAATGGCAATTAATAAGAATTTTGTCATAAAGAATGGAGTTCAAGTCTCAACAGACTTGATCATAGGTGACGCAGACACAAATAAAGTAGGTATAGGAACCACCGTACCGCATTATGACCTCCATGTGGGTGTAGCAAGAGGGTCAAGA